ATAAAACCATACTCAAACAATCCTAGAAAAAATAAGGCTTCTATAGATAAAGTGGCAACTAGTATAGAAGAATTTGGATTCAGACAACCTATAGTGGTAGATGAAAATTTAATCATACTAGCTGGACATACAAGGCTTGATGCTTCAAAAAAAATAGGACTAAAACTAGTGCCTGTCCATATAGCAAAAGACCTTACCGAAGCACAAAAAAAGGCTTTTAGAATAATGGACAATAAATCTTCTGAATCTTCGGAATGGGATAAAAGTCTTTTAAACCTAGAATTAAAAGACTTATTGAATAATAACCTTGATTTAAACCTTACAGGTTTTACAGAAGATGAAATTGATGCTTTGTCTGTTCTTTCAGAATCGGTTACTGAAGGACTAGTGGATGAGGATGAAATTCCAAAACCTTCAACAAAACCTGTAAGCAAGATTGGAGATATTTATCAATTAGGAAATCATAGGCTTATGTGTGGAGATAGCACAAATATTAATAATGTAAAAAAATTAATACAAAAAAATAAAATTAATATGGTTTTTACCGATCCACCTTACAATGTTGCTTTCAATGGCAGAAGTGGCAATTTTGATGTTATAAAAAATGATGATTTGGAAGTTACAGAATTTATTAAATTTATAAATTTGTTTTTAAAAGTTCTAGAGCATTTAAAAATAGAAACTTACTATATATGTTGTAACTGGGCATTTTATGGATTATTGGAATTAAAGTTAAAACCAAAAGCCTGTATTGTATGGGCAAAAAATGTTTTTGGTTTAGGCAGAGGTTATAGACATCAGCATGAATTTATTTTATTCAATGGATATATACACAAAAGCATTACTAATGAATCTGACTTGTGGAATATTTCAAAAGATAGCAAATATGAACATCCTACACAAAAGCCAGTTGAACTAGCAAAAAGAGCAATAAACAACTCAACAACAGAAGGAGATTCAATATTAGATTTATTTGGTGGTAGTGGGTCAACTTTAATAGCATCTGAATCAACATCTAGAAAATGCTACATAATTGAATTAGATACACAATATGCAGATGTAATAATTAAAAGATGGGAAAATTTTACAGGTAAAAAAGCTAAGTTAATTAATGAAAATTAAAAAAGAGACAAAATATAACGAAGTCAAGCATAAATATAAAAAAACAAGCATAGGGAAAAAAAACCTTAAGACTTCAAGCATGAATAAACACAAAAAGAGAAGATTAGGTTTATAACTTTTTTTATGTATCTATAATTATAAAATGTCCGAAATACCAAACTATAAAATTGCTGTTATGTCTAAACTTTTAGATTTATCAGAAAGACATATAAGAAGATTGGCAAATGATGGTGTCTTAAAAAAACCTGAAAAAAACAAAGGGTGGGAAATCACAAATGTAACCTTGTACATAAGATACCTGAGAGAGAGGGCTTTTGGCACAAATATTGGTGAAACAGATATACATCAGCAAAAATTGAGACTTACTAAGAATCAAGCAGACCATAAAGAGATAGAAGTTGCAGTATTATCAAACAGGTTAGTTCATTCTGATGATGTTATTGATACTTGGCAAAACCTAATTGCAAATTCTCGTTCTAAACTATTAAATATACCTGCAAAAGTCACACATCAGGTTTTAGGACTAAAATCCTATGCTGAAGTAGAAGATTTAATAACAACTGAAGTACATGAAGCATTAAATGAACTCGCAAACTCAGGACTTCCAAAAGACATTGGAGATGATTTGGCAACAGTCAATTCAGACGTTCAAGCCACCAAAGAAACTTAAAGTATCTGAATGGGCAGATAATCACAGAGTTTTAACATCAGAGTCTAGTGCTGAAGCTGGACAATGGAAAACAAGTCGTGCTGAATATCAACGTGGCATTATGGACACACTCAATGACAGAAATATTGAAACCATTGTCATTATGTCATCTGCTCAAGTTGGCAAGACTGAAATACTTTTAAACATACTTGGCTATCATATTGCTCACGATCCTGCACCAATGCTGGTAGTTATGCCAACACTAGAAATGGCAAGAGCCTTTTCAACACAAAGATTATCTAAAATGATAACTGCTTCTGATGCTTTGCGAGGTAAGGTTAAAGATTCTAAAAGCAGAGATAGTGGCAACACCATATTGTCTAAATCATTTGGTGGTGGTTTTGTAGTTATCTCAGGAAGTAATTCACCAGCATCATTATCATCAAGACCATGTAGGATTGTTTTATTAGATGAGGTTGATAGATACCAACCAACACCTGAAGGTGATCCTGTAGATTTGGCGAGAAAAAGAACTTCAACCTTCTGGAATCGCAAAATCATAATGACATCTACACCAACTATAGATGGCATGAGTAGGATTCAAGATGCTTGGAATACATCAGACCAAAGAAAATATCATGTACCTTGTCCACATTGTAATACCTATCAACATTTAGAATGGTCAAACATAAAATGGGATGAAGATTTGAAAAATGTAAATTATGTTTGTAAGAGTTGTGGAGTTCTTATTGATGAATCCGATAAACCTTACATGATGCAAAATGGAAGATGGATTCAAGAAGGCAATAAAAGTGGTGTTGCTGGTTTTCATTTGAACGAATTGTACTCTTCATGGCGTACATGGAAAGAAGTTGTGGAATCATTTTTGGTTGCTAAGAACAATCCAGAACAATTACGAGTTTGGGTAAATACATCACTAGGAGAATGTTTTGCAGAAAAAGGCGAAGAAATAGAATCTGATAGTTTGTTAAATCGTAGAGAAAACTATGACCATGAAACTATCCCTAAAAATGTTCTGGTTCTTACTTGTGGCATTGACTGTCAATCAGATAGATTAGAAGCACAAGTTATTGGTTTTAGTGAAAATCAATCTTACGTTATCGAATACAAAATCTTTTGGGGCGATCCTAACCAATTGGAAGTATGGAAAGAACTAGATGAATATTTATTATCATCATTTATCAAAGAAAATAATCATAAATTAAAAATAGCAATTACCTGTATTGATTCAGGTTATGCCACTCAAAGTGTTTATGGCTTTGTAAAAGCAAGACAAGGCAGAAGAGTATTTGCAGTTAAAGGTCAAAGTATAAGTGGCAAACCAATTGCTAATAGACCAACACAATCAGGAAGGCAAAGAGTGAGTCTATATCCTATCGGAACTGATACTGCCAAAGATACTTTGTTTAGTTGGCTTAATGTTGCAGAAGAAGATCAAGCTGGATATATTCATTTTCCAAGTACAGTTGATGAAGAATATTTTAAACAACTTACAGCAGAGAAAAGAATTATTAAGTTTCATCGTGGACAAAAGAAATTAGTTTGGAAACAAACAAGAGAAAGAAATGAAGCATTGGATTGTTTTGTTTATGCTTTAGCAGGATTTTATATTCTTTCTCCAAATTTAAATAAAATAAAAACCAAAAGCGAATCACAAGAAGCACAACCAAAACAAGAGAAAAGAAAGAATTTAATCAATCGCAGAAAAAGAAATCATTGGGTTAATGATTGGTAAAAAAAAGCCACCTGATTAGGTGGCTTCTTATTTAAAAAAAGACTATTTAAGTTCTGCTATTTCTTTTTTGTAGTCTTCTATTGCTTTTTTATGGTCAGCACAGACATCCATCATGTAATTAAATAAAAAATCTTTATCGTCTATTCTTTCAAGGATTCTTTCTATACGATCTTGATGAAATTTTATAAATTTTTGTAGTTCTAATTCTTTGTCTTTCATAATTTTCTCCATAATTAATAGTATGACTATAGCAAATTCATAGAGATTTACAACTATTATCTGAAAATAAATTAAACTAATTTTATTTATCTTTTAATGCTAAAATGCTTTTTAATTCTATCTTTTTAGAAGAAATTTTTGTATTTAAAGTATGTCCAACGCATTTGACAGAACCAATTATCCAACACAAGAACCAGATACTATCGTTGTAGGTGATAGACTATTGTGGCGAAGAGATGATTTAGCTAACACCTATGCACCTTCTTCTTTTGCTTTAACTTATGAATTTCACGAAGATTCAGGTGGTGGTGGTAGTCACAAGTTTGCTATAACAGCAACTGAAGCTGATGATACTTACTATGTTGAGGTGGCATCATCAACTACAGCTAGTTATGCTGATGGTGATTTTATTTGGAACGCTTTTATTACCAGAAGTTCAGATGCACAAAGAATCAGAGTAGATACAGGCAGAACAACAGTAGTAAAAAATCTAGCTAATACCAATGCTGATTTAAGAAGTCATGCAAAAAAAGTTTTAGATAATATTCAAGCTGTTCTGGAGAATCGTGCATCAATAGATCAATCATCTTTTTCAATAGCTGGTCGTTCTTTATCAAGAATGTCAGTAGATGAATTATTAACTTTTAGAGATAGATACAAAGTTGAGTATTTGCAAGAAATAAAAGAAGCAAGAATAAAAAACAAACAAAGGTCAGGTAATACAATTGAGGTCAAATTCTAATGGCTTGGTACGATAGATTTAATAGAAAACCAAAAACAAAAAAGACTTCATACACCAGAAAATTTAAAGGTGCTAACACAGGCAGGTTATTCTCTGATTTTTTTCAGACATCTACATCTGCTGATGAAGAAATAAAAAACAATCTTAGACTGCTAAGAGATAGATCAAGAGATTTAGCCAGAAACGATAGTTATGTTGCAAGATACTTAATGCTGATGCAATCCAATGTAGTAGGCAGTAATGGCATTAGATTATCAATGAAAGCTAGAAATGATGATGGCTCTTTAGATATTGTTGCGAATCGTATTATCGAACAAAGATGGCGAAGATGGTGTAGTTTAGGCAATTGTACTACGAATGGCAGATTATCTTTTATTGACTGTCAAAAGTTATTCATTGAAGCATTAGCCAGAGATGGCGAGGTTTTAGTTCGCCATGTCAAATCTAGAGACTC